TTTGATGCTAAAATTTGATTCTGTTCATCAATTGTAAAGTTAGTCCAAGTAAACTCCGGGTCTACTATTTCTTTGTACATTTCCAATATTTCATTATGTGTAATTAATCCAGGATTTGTTAGATTCACAGTTCCAACTTGTTTATTCAAAGCCATTTCTATTAAAACTGGCAACAATTCGTCTAAAACTGTCATTGAGTTTGGCATAGAACATACTTTCTTATAGGACGTAATCTTTTTAATAAAATTGCGTGGACTATCTTGCTCATCTGTAATAGGCATTCGAATTCTGGCATTCAGTGTGCTATCTGAATATAATAGTTGCATTAATCGGTCAGTATATCCCTTGACAATTGAATATGATGAGCCAAAAAAGTTGGGTAAATCTTCTTCTAAAAATCCGGTTTCTACATCGCCATATAAATGATTATTGCTATCATATTCAAATATACATCCTGTTCCTAAATATGTGAAATGTATACCATTTTTTTTACTTATTTCGGCGAGTCCAATTGGACTAAATAGGTTGTCATTCATGTTTTCAACTAGTTTGCCGGGCTTCTCTAGGTAGTCAATAGTGCCAATTACTTCATTATTATAGACGCCATGTGTGCGCCCAATAAAACTCATAATATGTGTGACATTCTTAATCAAGTCTAATTCCCGTTGTATCATTTTAATATCATCTGCGCGACACATTGATTTTATTACTGTAATATTTGCGTTTTGTAGTAAATCTACTACCTTTGAACCAATCCATCCATTTCCACCAAATACTAGAACTATTGGCTTAGATTTATTGTGAGACATTTTATATAAAATAAGAATTAGTATTTAAATTCTTATTTTTATTATTATGTTTTTAATAGTGTTCATGTTCTTAGATTATAGTTGTTTTAATTTACTTCCAATGTCTTTGAAATAAGTGCCATTATATGGTGTGTTTTTTGTTAGCGCTTTTGTTAGTGTTTTGTCGCTCATTTGTAATTGTTTAATACAATCATATTTACATATAAACTCTCTAATCAGGTTATTATTTGTATCATATTGTCCTATCCCGTTTTTATATAATATTGGGTCACCGTGTTTCTCAGTAAAATTTTGAGTTAAGGTCTCTTCACATTCGTCAAATAATTTATAGTAGTATCCCTTAGTTAAAGTATAGTTTTTTACAGGAACATCTAATGCTGACAATGATTCATAACCATTAAAATGAGCTGCCGTTTTTCTGTCTAAATATACATTTAATATTTCACTCTTATTGGCATTTAGTTTGGCAATATAACCTAAGTTTTGAGACTTTGTTTGCTTGGTTGGTTTAATATTATGAATTATATTGGCATCTAGTTCTCTATCTACAAATACCCATCTGTAACCATTATACACCGTATTTTCTATAACAGCTTTATTTATACTAGGTCTTTTAATATTATAATCTTCTTTCATTGCTTCTGATACACTTTCATATACTTTTACAAGTTCTAATGTCTCTGGATTTATCTTTTGTAATCGTGGACCAAGTGTAACTAGTGGTTCATTAAATCCGGTGGCTACTTTGGTCTCTTTAGTGTTTAATTTGCTCAAAATTTCTCTATTTGACTTTTCTAGGTTGTCTATTTTGCCTGACATTTGCTTAACCATTTGTAATAATTCTTGTATTAATAGATTATCATTATTAGTATTTTTCATTTCAAGCATAAGTCTGAGTTGTTCATTTTCAAGTTCTATTTTACTTGTATCATTTGTATTAAAATATTTAATATTATTGTTGATAATATCCAATAATGTTTTGTAAGATAGATTTTTACCAATTAAAAATAATTCTAGTTCAGTCTCATGTCCTTTTAAATCAGTAACTCTGTTGCCTCTGATAGTTTCGTGATTGTGTAAAAAACTTTCAAAGTCTTTGCTTTTGTTCACGGCAAAGCAATCCAACAGTAAACACTCTTCGTATTTTGATTTATGTTCCTTGTATCTATCAATGACGCCTCTACGGCTCTCTCCAAGTTTTATAATGTATTGTTTATTTTCAAACATTTTGACTTTAATAATATAAACAATAGAACCAATAGTAGCATACTCCTTGAGTAATATTTTTTCTCTTTCTAGAATTTTTTGCTGCTCTAATTTTAATTCATATTCTTTTGCTTTTTGGTCTTCTAATGATTTAAATTCATTCGATTGGTGTAACAGTTGTTGTTTTAATTCATTACTTTCTTCTTGTAAAATTTCCTGTAAAATTTGTTCTAATTTAATAAAATAATCGTGTATTTCGTCTGCCTTTTTTGTTTCTGATTTTAAACAAAACTTTTTAAAGGTATTTATATTCAACATAAATACTTCTTTATTGTGTCCACCTTTAGCACTATTTGTTTGCTTTGCCAACTGGCAAAGCGATAATTTATAATCTTTATTAATAGTAAAATTTTTTTCCAATACACGTTTTGCATTTACCTTTTGACCAAATCCAAGCCATTGCCAAACATTATCTAAGTCAATAACAAAATCCTTTTCATAATCATGCTTTAAATAACAATAAAAACTAGCTATAAACATTTGTTGCTCATAATTATTAAAATTATTTTGTACTTTAGTTATTAACTTTGACTGATAATCACCATTTAATTTGGTAATAGGGTTACTTTCAATAAGGTTTACTATGTCTACACTCATTTTATATATTATATAGAGCCATGTCTTTATATTGTTTTTTGCTTTAATAATTAAAAAGCGTTAAATTAATTATTAAAATATTATATAAATGATGAGACGATACATCGTAACAGTTTGCTTAATTTGAATAAGCCAACCCACCCATACCACTCATAATTCTGAGCACGTTGTAGTTGGTGGCATAGACACGGACCTTGGCAGTCTTGGTTCCCTCAACGGTGGCGTTGGAGAGGACAAGCTGGAGAGTAGCGTTATCTATTCTGGAGAAGTTGCACGTGCCGCTGGGTTGATGTTCCTCAGGGCGGAGGGCAAAAGAGTACACGTTAATACCCTCATCAGGGTTTCTGGTGTGGGCCTGGTAAGGCTGAACCCACGAGAAGTAGGTTCCTTCACGCTCAGAGAAGCGATCCTGGCCGTTAAGTTGGAGCTTAGCGGTGACGACGGGGTTCTGTCCCCAGCAGTGGAGGTCCAAAGAGGTCTCAGTCAAAACGAATGTACCGGCATCAGAGACAGCGGAGTTATCAAGGTGGCCGCCTGAAAGATCCTTAAGCGCAGCAAGGATAGAGGGGTCAACTCCGAGGTCAGGGTTCTGGGGGACGGCAACGCCTCCCAAATTGGCCTCATTGTAGGGGTTCTGGGGACCGTGCCAGTATCCAGTGAATCCCGAGGGGATATCATAGTCAAGAGCACCGGCATCGTTGAAGAGACCACGAGCATCAATGTAAGCACGGGAATCAGCCGCAACAGAGGCGGGACCACCAAAAGCATGGATGGCGTTGGGGAGCGCATCAATGGCATCAGTGTAGTTGAAGGGCTGGGCACCTAGGACCTTGAACAAGAGAGCATCGCACACAAGGGATGAGCAATAGTCAACGTTCTGATCGGGCTGGACAACCCAGATAAGCTCCTTAACGGGGTGGTTAAAGTTGAGCTTGATCTTGTTACTCGATGAACCAACCGACTCATCACCAGTGAACTGGAGCTGGGTAATGAGGTACTCGTGGGGGTTCTGGGCGAATCTTCGGCGCTCGTCAGTGTCCAAGAAGACATAGTCAACGTACAAAGAGGCAGCAACGAGTGACTGATTGTAGGCAATAGCAGCGGGGACGGGGCGTCCGGGAGCATATTGGCCAGAAGCAGCAATGGGGTTGGATGTGTTGGAGTTGCAAGACAATGTGGTGACAGCCCACAAGCACTCATCAATAGGGCGGATGTCAAGGTTAATTTTAACTTCGTGATACTGTACATCACGATTTTACCCCACCTTTCGGTGTATTTCATGTTTCTAGGGAGTAGACTATATCTTAAGCCTTCAGCAGAGATGATTAATCTCTTCAGACCCAAAACCGTTTAGTCGTTGAACCTTCTCCATAATCTTATCATTGTGATCGTAGGAGCTTGGCTGCGGATTATCTATTTCTTCAGAATTATTAAATTCTAAATTATACGGGGAATTTTTACCATACCTGAGTTCACATCTCAGCCACTGTAAACTTTCATTTACAGTTTGGTATCCCAAAAAATTATTATATTTTGAATTAAATCTATTAACATTTACGATATTGTTAAAATAGTGGTGTAATAATATTTTATCTGATTTTTTTATATTTTCAGTAGCATTTAATGGTTGTAAGTTTGTCCAATGAAAACAGATTTGTTGTTCATTAAAATTTGTAAAATTAAATTTATTTATTGGAAGAATATGATCTATGTGCCAATATTTACCTAAATTATCCCAAGACATATGTTCATCAAATCTATACTCAATCCATCTTTTTAGATGTTCTATATCACAACCAATCAGTTTCTGACGGGATGTGTATTTTCCTTTGAGCATTTTATGAAGTTTACTTCTTAGTATTTCAGATATTTGAAAGTTCAAGTTTGTTTTTCTTTTTTCCTTAATCTTTTCTTTTTTAATTGGCAAATATTCATTATTTTTTTGTTTAATATATTCCTTTATTTCTTCACGATTTCTATACTCTTTTCTTTGAGCATTAATTTTCTCACTATTATCAAGTCTATATTTTTTATTTTTTGGTATTAATAGTTCTTTATTAGTTTCATAATATGATTTTTGTTTTTGCTTTATTTGTTCTTTATTTTGTTCTCTATAATTCTTTCTACAAATATTACAATCATATCTTAAACCATCAGGACTTGTTTTTAATTTTCCAAAGTGAGCTATTTCTAAATTTTTTTTACATTTACAACATTTTTTTTCCATTATATTATTACTATATATTATTTTACCACTAATTGCGCTTATATCGTTTTCAAAATATATAATATTTTTTTTTACGTCTTTAAGAACTTCCCGCAATTTGGTTTTGTCGCCGCATGGCTGTGCGATTCAGCAACATGCGACTAGCATCTGGGGATGACAAAAGTCATTCTGAGCCCCTAACAATATTTCTCTAAAACAGTTCTCAGATGTTTTAGGTTGGATGCTTTTCTGCCCTACAGTATTCAAGGCAATTAAAGGGAGAGCCAAACCAGGGTTGGTGCAAAACCAAAACTGGAGAGGGATATAGAGAGTGGTCTCAGGGAGAGCATTTCTGGGCGCGCAAACTTGACGGGGAGCCAAGGAGTCGCAAGGACCATCAACCTCAGAGAAAGAGGGGTCAGTGATGAAGGTAAGCTGGGTGGTGTTACCAATCATCTTGAAATAACCCTTCTGTTGCTCAGATGTCATGGTGAGCTGGTTCCAGATGTGCATCCAGTCACCATATTGGCGATCAATTCTTTGACCACCAATCTCAACCTCAACCTGGGCAATAAGTTGCTCACCGGGGAAGTCCAACCAACGGGCATAGACACCGGAACCGGAACCAACAGCGAAGGAAGCAATTCCCATGAGCTGGTTGATCTCGGGGAGAGTCACCTGTAAATAGGTTCTGTAAGCGAGATCACCATTTCTGGAGATAACGCACTGAACTCTGCGTCCAAAATCGGCTTGGCCGTTGAAAGTTTGCTCAATCGATTCGATGGCAAAGTTTGTGTATCTTCTGTAAGTGACCTTCCAGAAGGTGATTTGAGGATTACCTGTACATTTCCTCTACCTTATTTTTCAATAAGGATTAGACTATATCTTAAAATGAATTTATTATTTTGTTTTATTTTTGTTTACTCAAAACTAGTTGATTATTTAATATAAATTCACTCGAAAACCATTTAGTCGTTGAACCTTCTTCTTTAAACTTTTCTATTTTATTCATAATATAATTTATTTGTTCCATAATGATATTTTTTTTAGATGAATTGTATTTTACTGTTACCGGCATCATATTTGACCAATTCCAGCATTTAAATTTTTCTTCTTCAACAGTCAAATTAAATTTACATACTGGTATTACATGGTCTATTGACCATAATGAACCATAATTATCCCAGTTCATTTCTTCTGTAAAATTGTATTCTAACCATTCTCTAAAATATTGGATATTACAACCAATATAATTCATAGTAGTATCTGCTTTATCAAGAACATTTCTTAATCGTGCTGCTAATGATTTTTTAATACGGTAGTTCATATTTGTATTTCTTTCATTTTTACACCATTCAGTTTTTTGTTCTTTTAAAAGTTCTGGATAACAATCTAAACAAATTTTCTTTTTATAAAATTTTTTCAACTTCGCAAAACGACGCAATACTTTTTCTGTATTACATTTTTCACAAGTAGCCAAAGAATTTTCTAATTTTTTCTGTCTTAGATTTTTTTTTCTTATTTTATCCAATTCATTCAAACATTTTTTACAAGTACTAGAATATGAACTATTATCGTACTGTCTAAATTTATCAATACTTTTGTTAGTTTCACATTTAATACATTGTCTGTTTTCTACTATTTCATTATTAATTTCCATCTTTATGAATATACTATTTATACTATTTATTTTTATATCATTTTTATTTCATTAAAAGAAGCTTGGATGCTCATTGCCCATTTATTCAAACTTTTGTTAAAGTTCAAATTATCTTATTCATTTTTACTATACCCAAGTTTTTTTTCTTGGCCACAACTCTCTCACAAAAATTGCTTAGTAGAATAAGCTTTAGGGGTTTCAAGCAGTTTGATTTTCTCACTAGGGGTTTTCATGTTAAACATTTATATTTGTTCAACATCCCTAATTAACATCAGTGGTTAAGTCGCGAATAACTAAAAACGACAAATGCCACAAAGGGTTTTATGAATATCTTATTGATTCGATATTCCCCGATGTTTTTCTACCCTACAGGTTTTTAAGGTATACATCCTGGGCTCCGTAAGCTACGAGTTGCATAAGTCCGCCTCCCATTTTATATTATTCCTAAAGAAAATAATTTTCTGAATTCTAATTTAATTAAATTTTGACGACACTTAAATTTAATTAAATTCCCTACATATTATTTCAATATATTATTAATGTTTACATTTTCCTTCATAAATATGGATAAATATTGCTCATCAAATATTTCTTTTTTACCTTCATGATTTTTAGTAAAAATATATGAATCATTTCGTTTCTTAATTGACCAACCATTGTCTAAAGCATTGTATAAAAACACCATTTTTTGAAATTTTATTTTGTCTATTTCTAGGTCTAATTGTTTTTCATTATTTGTTATCTTAATATCAATGTCCATTAACATAACAAATAATGAGAAACAATATTTAATCTTTAAACTTATATAAAATATTTTCTAAAGTAGTTCTTTCCAAATTACATTCTTTCCAAATTACATTCTTTCCAAATTACATTCTTTCCAAATTACATTCTTTCCAAATTACATTCTTTCCAAATTACATTTTATCCAAATTACATTCTATAAAAATATATACTTTCACAAAATATCTAATTAAATAAAATTAATTATTATAATATAAGTATTATAAAAATGCCATCATTCAAACCAAAAGCTACAAAAAAAATAAAAGTATGTAAAAGGTATTCTACCACATTAGATGGTAAACACAAAGAAATTATGACTGATTTTTCAAAAGATGAATGTGATATTATTCCTAGATTAAAAGAAGAAAAACAACAACTGCTTCAACAAATTTCTAATTCTACTCATAATTCAAATTCAAATTCAAATACAAATTCATCTTTACCAATTGAACAAGTAATGGAGATTAAAGACCGAATAAAAGAGATTAAAAATACCATAAATGAAATTAAATCAAGAAAAAATAATTATTTTCTAGATAATTCAAAATATATTTTTGAGTATTTTGAAAATAAAAAAAATATTGACAATACTGATGAATCAGGAGAAACAGGCAACAGTTCAAAAAGTCAGATGTTGTTTAATTTTTTTAAAATACAAAAAACAGAAAAAGATAATTCATTGTCTGAAAATCGTAATAAAAATATTGTTCAAAAATACTTGAGTAATATTGATGAATCATTTATTGATATGAATTTGTTTGTAAAATCAACTGATGTTTGTCAGAGCTGTTATAAGGGAGAACTGATACCACTCGATGATGAGGGAGTTCTCATTTGTAATGTATGTGCTGTTAGTATACCTTATTTAATAGAGAATGAAAAACCGTCTTACAAGGAGCCTCCCAAAGAAGTGTGTTTTTATGCGTATAAAAAAATTAATCATTTTAAGGAAATTTTAGCTCAGTTTCAAGGAAAAGAAACGACTCAAATTCCAGATGATGTTGTTGAACAAATACAGCAACAAATTAAAAAAGAGAGAATTAATTTGGAACAACTAACACATTATAAGACAAAGGAGATTCTTAAGAAACTTGGGTTTAATAAATATTATGAGCATATAGCATTTATTAAAAATAAATTGGGTCTTAAACCACCTGTATTTAGTCCCGAATTGGAAGAGACGTTGTGTAACTTGTTTATGGAAATTCAGTCACCATATTCTAAGACTTGTCCGGATTATCGTGTTAATTTTTTGAATTATTATTATGTATTATTTAAATTTTGTGAGCTTCTTGGTGAAAGTCAATATTTGGCTGATATTCCTATGTTGAAAGACAGAGAGAAGTTAATTGAGCAAGATGAGACGTGGAAGAAGATGTGTATAGAATTGGATTGGGAGTTTATAGCGACGGTGTAAAGCTTAGTACCTTTTTCTTTTTCCTCCCTTTTTATTTTTTTCAAGGTCTTTATGTCTCACCGTTTTTGCCAACGGATTTGGTAGGTCACCATGTCTCACCGTTTTGGCAAGCGGATTTGGTAGGTCACCATGTCTAATTGTTTTTGCCAATGGATTTGGTAGGTCACCGTGTCTAATTGTTTTTGCCAAATCTTGGTGTCTTGATGTTCGTGTTTTATTTGATGAATGTTTATTTTTGCGCGTTTTAGAACTAGAACTAGTTTTTGACTTTGGAGATTTTGAGCTTGGAGACCTTGACTTTGAAGAGACATGTAAATCTGCTAGAGATAATCTATCCATAATATATTATAATACGATTAAAATATATTATTTATTTTTGTAGTTTAACGCCTCTCCTTATTATATTTCCAGTCTTTTGTTTTTTCAATTCGCCCATCGCTAAAATACTTAGTAATTTCAACACCAGGCCAACCGTGTTGACTACGTAATTCTTTTTGTTTTTGAAATACAAGTGTTACTGGTTTATTTTCATCAGTGTTTATATTTTCATTCTCTTTTGTTCCATCTGAATATTCTCGTGTAATTTTAAAAAAAATACCTTGTTTTCTAATTTTTGAAGACACTAATACGCGTTGTTGGTACACTGGTGTTTGTTTTCTTTGGGTCTTTGGTGCAATTGATTGAGGTCTAGCTACTGGTTGTCGTGATGTCATACTACCAACTACTTCATATAGGTCATCATCTAAGTCTGATTTTGTTTCTTTCTTGCTAATTGGTGCTCTTGCTGTATTAGTTCTTGACTGTGATTTATTTTTGCGGGTTGCTTTAGATTTTGAGCCTGAACTTGAACTTGATTTAGATTTGTTATCCATAATATATTATAAATGAATAAAATATATTATACTTTAATATTTGGCTCTTAGCTGCGCAAAACCTTTTATAAGCGCATATAAAATATTAGCGAAAATGGTGAAATATTTGGCTCCACCTTTTTAAAGGTGGAAAAAGGTGGATTTAAAGACCACCAGGGAATCCAACCAAGTTAGCACCAATACCGAATCCAGCACCTGTGCGCGCCGACACTCCCATACTAGGAATGTATGTGTCCAATATGGCGAAGGTAGCAGCCGCTGTTAAAGCAAGCAAAATAATCTCCTCCATATTCAAAGACTTCTTGGGAATAGCAAAAGCGGCAATTGCCACCATCAAACCCTCAATTAAATATTTAACAATTCTCTTTACAAGTTCAGTAACGTCAAACATAGCCATTCTGTTATATATTATATAAATAAAAAAGAAAAAATAATAATTTGATTAGTTTTTTGTTTTTATTTTATTAAATAAAATAATAATTTACAAAATTAAAACTTAAAACGAACAACTAACTAAATATATAAATGAGTGGAAAATCTAAATCGAATGTCTCCAAAAAGTTAGCGTTTGAGCGAAAACAAAGAACTGATGGTTCTCCTAACCCTAAATATGTTGACTTACTAGAACTTGACAAGCCTATTGCTGGCCAACAATTTGGCTGTTTTTCGTTTATTACTCCCGAGAAAATTTTGAAGCAAAAGGAAATGTTCTTTTTTGAAGAATTCCTAAAGAAGTGGGAATTCTCTAAATCAATGGAGAAGTTTCACCAATTTATTAATTTTGTTTCTTATAAATACAAGTTGAATTTTGAGGACGTCATGAAAGATTATGAGGGATTCGTTACTGAGGAGCGTGAGAACATTATTAGCTCTTCTATTGAAGACGATTATAAGACATTCTTGGATAAGCATGAGGACGACCTTGAGAAGCAGTTTAGTATCAAGCACAACTTCCAGACATCTGTCAGAGGATTCAAGTCTAGAGGCAATTTCCAGACGCAAGAGGAGGCGGAGATGCGTGCTAAATTGTTGCGAGAGACCGACCCTAGTTTTGACGTATTTGTTGGACCTGTTGGCCAGTTGCTTTGCTGGGACCCTGAGGCTTACAAGACTGGACGTGTTGAGTATATGGAGGAGGAGCTTAATCAATTGGCGCAGGAGAAGCAAAAGAATGAGGCAACAGCAAAGACCGCATTTGAGCAGCGTGTTAAGGAGACCAAACAGAAGGCTATTGATGATAATAAGAAGAATGCCGAGAAGCATGGTAGCTCTTTGACTCAGGATATTGACAAGGACGGCAATTTGGTTGGAGTTACTAATAGTCAGGAGGCTAAGTTGGCTGGTTCGGAGACTATCTCGGTGGCGGATATTCGCAGTGAGCTATTTGATGGTGACAATATTGTGACAGGTCAGTCTGATTATGGCAGGTCTGAGCTTGTAAGTGGACCTTTTGCTATCCAAAAGACTGATTCTGATATGGACCGTGTTGATTAGACCTTTTTCACAAAGTTATGAAAGGTTTTGCGCAGCTAAGAGCCAAAATAAAATTGAAAATATATTTTACCTTATTTCAAATTGATAAAGTAAAATGATTTATTGTTTATGCGGAAGTATAATATTTATGGTTATAATTATGATAGTATTTCTGTCAGAATTAGGAAAATATATTGATGAAGATGGAAATCCAATATTAACTACTCAACATCTGCGTGGTATGTATATTGACAATATTATAGATGAAAGATATAACAAAATACGCAATTATGTTATTGAAAGTGCGGAAAAAGGGAAAACTAATATTGATTTTACAATTATGTGTATTCGTAACCAATACAACAATTGTGACAATTATGACGGTTATCAAGAATGGTGGAGGCTTTATATTTTGAGAAATGGTGGCGAGCTTATTCCAAAGAATGATATTCGTTTAGAACAAATTAAAATGCGTATCATAGAAAAAATACAAAACTCATTTCCTGACAGTAATATTACAAAGGGTTATAAAAACTGCTGCGACGCCTACAATATAACTTGGTAAATTAATGATTAAATAACACTATAATAATAATCATTTATTATAATTTTATTTTTAACACTGCGACTCATTTTAGCAGTTGAAATGCCTTCAGCTAGTGCTGCTTTTGCGATTGTATCCCAACAAGCTAGTAAGATGTCTGTTTTGTCTTCTCGCTTATAGACTTTTTTACCAGTTGAACAAATTAATTTTGGTGTGTATTCATGTTTTTTAATTGATAATCCGTAATATCCTTCATTATTACCATCATCTGTCCATACTACAGATTTCAATGCGTAAGGCGACTCATTTAAATAGTCCTTAATTTCTTTCATATCATTTTCAGACAATTCTTTACCAATAGAAACTTTCCATTTTTGATATTCGCTCAATAAAACTGAATTTAATACTTTTCCACAATCAGAAAACTGACATACTTGAAATACAAATGTCTCAACATTTGAATTTTCTTTTATTTTTTTATATTCAACGGGTTTTAATTTAATTCCACTATAACCATGATTTGCTCCAATGCGTTTTGGCTTAAATCTTGCGTCTAAATAACTTTTAAATGCGTGAAAAACTTCTTTTGTTGGTTTCACTTGGCTCCATAAACGGTAACGTCCTTCCATATTAACAGAGTATTCTTCTACATCTGGACGGACAATACAATCACTAATTATAAACTCATTGAATTTTTTATCCATTTCACTCTCTGTCTTTGGTGTAAATACTATATTTTGTTGTATAATTTGTGTTTCATTGTTATTGTTTATGGTGTTAGGTTGTTCATTTAGTTTTTTATTTTTAATTTCTAACTCTCTATTTTCAATTTCTAGCCTTTTATTTTGTTCTTCTAATTCTCTAATTTTATTTTCCAAGTTTTCATTAAGTTTCATTATTCTATTAAAATTATCTATGCTATATGTTTTTGAATGTATTATATCTCGAATATGTTTGGTTAATACATCAATAGTAAAATTTGTGGCATCATAAGCAATTATTTCTGTTTTATTTTTACCATTTAATTGGATACTACGAATTTGTCTTTTAATTTTTGGATATGTTTTTATAAGATTCTCAATCTCCACTTTATTTTGAACTTTAAATGCTTCTACTAATGCGAAATTATTGTAACCTTTACGATGGTCATTTATTCTAGTTGCTAGGTCATTAGTATGTCCAAATTTTATTAGTTTTTCATTTGCGTCATTTGTGTTATCAATTGTTCCAATATATATACATTCTGTGTTTAATGGAAAATGGACTAGTATTGCTTGTTCTATTGCTTTTTGTTTTTCTTTTTTAGAATTTTGTATTAGCTGTTGTTTTTCTTGTTCAGAATTTTGTTTTATTTCTAAAATAATATTTTCCTTTTGCTCTAATTGGAGTCTTAATTCGTCAGTTTCTTCTTCTACAATTTGATGTAAAACTTCTTCCATTTTCATATAATATTCATGAATTTCGCCTGCCTTTTTTGTTTGCGCTTTTAAACACAATGACTTGAAACATTTTATGGTTAATAATATTGTTTGTTTGTTGTGTCCGCCCCATTTTTCTTCTTTTGAACTTGCTTTCCCTAATGGAAAAGCAAGATTTTTATAGTCTATATCTAATTTAAAATGTTTTTCTAATAATGCAACTGCTTTTACTTTTTGTTGAAAACCTAACCATTTCCATATATTATCTAAATCAACTACGAAATCTATATTTTTATCATAATTTAAGTAGCAATAAAAACTACTTACGAACAACTGTTGTTCAAAACCATTAAAATCCTCCTTGATTTT